TCTTGTAAATCACTAGGAGGTACAACCAAAGGTATATAGCTAGGAACGTCTGCTGTAGGTAAAGGTATAGATATAGTTTCTATTGTCTCTACTGGTGGCAATACTATGGTGGGTATGTCCATTACTCGCTACACGCATTACAACCTGTAGTTCTGCCCTCTGTTAGAGAGGCAAAATCTTGTAAACCTTCAAATACTTTAGGTGTAATTATAAAAAATGTGCTAGCTGCTTTACCTTCGGAGATCATTTTTAAAATCCTATGAGTGCCGTCAAATACACAATACTTCTGTGTTACACCATTATTTAAAGGATCTAACTGTGATTTATATAGAATACAGGGATACCGAGTATCTGCACCAAGTATTCTGCGTTTTTCAATCTTAGTATTTGGTAGTTTTGGATCAGGTTTACGTAATGCTATATCCCTAAATAGTACAATATCTAAATTACTTAATGTTATGTTTTTAAATATTTCAGAAGTTCTATATACTCTTGTCTGTTCTATAAAAGGGTTTTTAAAGTGAGTAGGTAATCCCATTAATCTAATAATTTATCAACTTCGGACATTTTATATGTAGTACTATTCTTAGGTATTTTATCTTTTACTAACTGTATTACATTATCTATTGCTTTAGATTTAGTATCATCTCCCTGTCGTGCCCAGTAAAGAGCATCTAGTTGATTTCCTATATCTGGATAGTTTTCCCTTCTAGCAACTTTGTAATCAACTTGTGGATCAGTGTCAGGTTCTTTAACCTCGTATTCAGTACCAACTGTAACAGGTACATCATCGACTGAATCAAACGGAACTTGCTGATGAGTAAATGAGTCAGCATGTAGTTTAATTTGTTCTAAGTCCATGCCTTTGTTTAGCGGGAGGACGGCATTGGTACCATCCTCATATTCCACTAATATGTCAGTGGTTGTTTTGTTTTTTACTGTAAATTTCATAATTAATTTCCGGCAACTGTGCCTGAGTTATTGAGTGTAATTGATGCTCGATTATAAATATAGTAGCCAGCTGCACCACCTGATGAACCACCAGAAGCACTACCACCACTGCTACCGCCAGAACCGCCAGAACCATTACTTTGGTTTCCGTTTGCTCCCGTGCTACCGGATGCCCCTGCACTACCAGTTGAACCTGATGTACCGCTAGAACCAGCTGCACCGAATGCTCCACCAGCTCCACCATTACCTCCAGTACCACCTTGTCCACGTGCACCGCCAGCACCACCAGCTCCAGAACCAGTTCCTCCAGCTGCACCACTTGCTCCAGCACCACCGCTTGCACCAGCAGATCCACTAGAACCAGAACCAGCACTTTGATTATATCCTTGACCTACACCACCAGCACCACCGGCTCCGCCAGCACCGCCAGAGCTTCCTCCAGCACCGCCAGAACCACCAGTTGTATAGTGATATTGATAACACCATGTACCAATAATATCTGAACCATATGTGTATGCACAAGCTGTACCGTTGCTATAATAACCATCTGACATACCGAATGCACAGACACACGCAGCCCATCTTGAACCACCACTCCAATGACCAGCACCGGGACAGTTAGAAGGGCAAGTAAAACCTCTATATTGAGTCCATCTGCCGTTACCGCCAGTACCGCCAGCTCCACCGTTACCGCCAGTACCGCCAGTACCGCCTTGTCCTCCGCCACCTCCACCAGATTTGATGGTTGCTCCAGAGTTATTGTTTATAGTTACAGCAGTTGATGTACAGTGTATTGCGTCTCCTCCGACACCACCATTACTAGCTCCACCATGACCATGTACGTTACCATTATTATCAATGACTAATGTACCTCCCATACCAGATGGGATATTCATAGCATGATTACCAACACTAGCACCTATAGTAACTCCTGAGTTTATAACTATACGTTTAGGTACAGAAGACGTCCAGTTAGAACCAAATACAGTTGCATAGTTTTGATTAGTAGCATTACTACTATGGGTATGTATTATTTCGTTAACTGCTGAATAAAACTGAGTCAGACTAATCTGACCTGACTCAGGTACGCTTGTATTATTTCCGGGTACTAACGAACCGTTACGATAGTACTCACCTAGACTATGCGGAGCACTACCGCCAAATTCGTCTACTAAATCTTGTAAAGTAATTTTACCACTTGATGGGCAAGGCATTATTCACCTCCTTTAAGTTGCTCTACTTCTGCTTTTAGTTCTTTAATAGCTTCAATCAGTATAGAAGTTAAAGCATGATAATTTACTGATAGGTGACTATCACCACCTCCTATTGGAGTTACTTCTTTTACAGCTTCTGGTAGTACTTCTTGTACTTCTTGAGCTATAACACCAGCACTCTTTTCTCCAGTTTTCTTCCAGTCAAAGGACACACCATTAAGTGCTTCTACTTTGTCTAGGGCATTAGGTACTACTTGTATATTTTCTTTTAGTCTTCTATCAGATGATATAGTTGTTGACTGAGCTATAACGTCTCCATCTGCATGGAAGTCACCGTCAGCTTCAAATCTAAACTCGTTGTTACCATTGATATAAACATCTAAATAAGCGTTATCATCAAAAGTTAAATAATCATTATTATCTCTACCAACCTTTCCACCAGATCCTACATAAACAGTATCCGGAGTTATGTTTTGGTCAGCGATTAAACTAACTATTTCACTAGCTGTCTGATCGGCTGTGGCTGACGTTTCAATGCCGTTTAATTTTGTATGGTCAGCATCAGTAAATACATTACTGTCAGATGCAGCTTCTACAGCAGCTCTAATTTCAGCGTTAGATTGATCTGCGGTAGCTGAAGATTCAATTCCGTCTAATTTAGTACCGTCAGCAGCTACGTCTCTACCATCAATCGTTCCTGTTGCTGTAATATTTCCTGTTACGTCAATACCACCTGTAAAATCAGGTGCATTTAGCGGAGCTAGTTTTATCCAGTTACCACCATGAGCGTAATAAGCTAGTCCTGTACCATGAACATGAGCAAACATACCGTGATAAGTACTTGCACTAGGTAAGTCACCTTCAGTGCTGTAAACGTTTGCAAATAGAACTTTACCTGTAGTAGTTATATCTTGACTTCCAAAGTTAGGGGCTATCTTTGTTCCAGCTATTGCAGCAGATGCGTTAACGTCTGCGTTTACAATTGATCCGTCAACTATGTTTGCACTAGCTACGGTTACGTCTGTTGGTAAAGCTCCAGCAGCAATCTTAGTTGTTGCTATAGAGTCTGTACCTAATCTTCCAGCAATGGAAGCTGAAGATACGTTAGCCATATCCTCTGCTGCTACTGGATGTCCTCCAGCAGTTGAGCCATCATGTACGACAACAGTTTCTTTGTCTGTATCTATAGTAACTTCGCCTTCGGCTCCAGTAAAGCTACTATGTTGCGAGGTTGTTCCTCGTCTTAGTTTTAATAATTTTGCCATTATGCAATTGTTCCGAAGTCAAGTTGTAAGTTAGTACCATCTATAGTACCGATGTTAGACATGTTGTTATTTTGCCCGTCTAAAGCTCCGCCTAGTTGTGGTGAAGAATCGTCTGCAAGACTTGCAATTCCTGAGTTAGATGTAATGCCTAACCATGCAGATCCATTGTAGTTTTTAAGTACATCATTAGTTGAGTCATACCATAAATCACCATTACTAGGAGACCCGGGTGCATTAGCTGAAATACTGTAAACATTTACAAAAGTATTTACGTTATTAATACTTCCAGCAAGTGTATTTACATTACTTATAGAGGGTGCAACTGTATTTACATTAGCTATAGAAGGACCGACTGCATTAACATTAGTAATCGAACCACCTACTAAATTAACATTAGCTATATTTGCACCAACTGTATTAACAGAGTTATTACCTGATCCTGTGTTAACTGCATTAGTTATAAGACCTAAATCTTCAGAAAATGTAATTTGACCGGCAACGATATTAATGTTTGTTAGGTCAGACTGATTAGGTGTAATAGGGCTAAATCCATCACCAGAACTAGCATCATAGACCATCATAACTTTGTTAGATGAGCTATCAAACCATAAGTCACCAGCAGCTAAAGCAGAGCTATCAGCTCTAGTTGTAGGTGCAGAAGAACTAATTTGGTATCTATCAGCAAAACTATCTATACTTGTAACGTTAGCTCCAGCAGCAGCAATGTTTACAGCATTAGCTGCAACAGTAGAAACCTCTGTGGCTTTTGGTACAAGTCTATGAAATGTATATGTGTGTAATGTAGTAGTTGTTTCTACCAAGAATCCAAAGCCCGAAGGTATGGTAGCTGATACTCCTGTTACAGTAACAGTATTACCAGACCCAGCTCCGTTTGCAATAGTAACTGTAGTTCCGGTTGGAGCTAAGTTAGTAGATGCAGCTTTAACTGATACTATTGTACCAGCCCCGTTGTTAACATCAGGGTTAGCTGTTGGAAAAGAAGTTTCATTAGCAACAGCCACAAAACCACCTACATCATCAACAAGATCTATTATTCGTAAATCTATAGCAGCAGTAGTTGCAACTTTAGAGTCATTACTAGCCCATGTAACTCCACTAGCTATTGTTTCGGTAGAATCTTGTCTAAGGAATAAAGCTTCAGCTTCTGTCTCTGTGTAGTATCTACCATCCAGAGCACCGGCTGACAGCTCTGTTTCTGTAAAATATCTGTTGTCTAATTGGCCGGCATCTAGCTCAGTTTCTGTATAGTATCTGCCGTCAGCAGCACCGCTAGTTATTTCAGATTCTGTAAAATATAGACTATTTAACTGTCCACCATTAAGCTCCGCTTCGGTGTAGTATCTATTATCTAGTTGACCAGCATCTAATTCAGTTTCTGTGTAGTATCTGTTATCTAGAGAACCACCAGTAATTTTTGCATCAGTAATTGCACCGTCAGCTATTTTAGCTGTAGTTATCTGAGCGTCTGCAATGTGAGCAGTATCAATACTACCATCAACATAATGCTCAGAATTGATTGAATCGTCTGCTATTTTTGTACCGTTGACTGCATCTGCTGCAATTTTAGCTGCTGTTACATTAGCATCTACAATATTAGCAGTTGCTACTGTTATATCAGTAGGTAATGCACCGCCAGCTAGTTTAGCTAAAGTAACATTATCATCTTTTATTTTAGCTGTAGTAACTGCATTGTTTTGTATTCTAGCTGTTACTATTGGTTGATTCTGTTCTTCTTGTGCAGCAAATAGTAGCTGCTTATTATTGTTGTTAAGATCGCA